TAAATATATCGGTAACTTGTTTTTGTTCATCAAGATATTTGGCAACCAATTTTTCAGAATCAGCCAGCGGACTGGTATTTCTTTTTGCTCTGATGGTTGTTTTACCAAAACTATTTCCTGCTTCTTCCGGTGTCTGGAATGTGACAACTAAATCTGTTCCTGTTGAAGGATCTGTTATGTCACCATAATCTGGATCATTCATTATTTTTAAGATTTCTTCATAAGTGTTTTTACCAAATGCCCAAAATCTTATTCCTTCACTCTCTTCACTACGAACAAGAACTGGAACGTAAACTCTCAGTTTTGCTCTTAATGATTTGCTAAGTTTATAGCTTGTTTGGTCTTTGGTTGCCAACAATTCATCAGCAAATCTTTCAAATGGATCAGATTTTCCAAATGATTTTGGTGAAAGGTAGTTTTTACCATCTATACCATAATGAAAAAATAGTGATATGAAAGGAAATTCTGCGTGTTTGTAAGGAACGAGTCTGATTGTATGTTCACCGGTTGGTTTCCATAAACCTTCCGTTTTCTTTGAGGTTTCTTGCAAGTCTTTAAGTGTCTTGCGCACTTGATCCAATAGAGGATTTGTTTTTCCCATTGTAGTTCTCCCTTATATGTAATTAGTAATTAGTTATTTATCAATTATTAAATGCTAATAATTAAAGTTTCTTATTAATAACCGATATTGCTTATAAATATAGTGCAAATTTCTTTTTATTACTTTGAAATTTCATCTTCATTAAATTTAGATATTTTTCCATCCACATCGACATCATATTGTTTTGTTCTATTGTTCCAACTCACAATAATTCCTGTAGTTTTATTTTTTGCTTTATCATGAGAAGCCCAAGTCAATTTGACTTTGTCACCTTTTTTAAATTTTGCTTCTTTTATCAGATGACTGTAATAATGTTTATACTTCATTTTGCTATCTCCACAATCTTTTGTGTTTATTTTGTTGGTTTGTGATTTTGACTTTTTACCCATGCTCTTATTTTCTTACTTATTTTACCAACTGCACTATCATATAAATCGTCATAATCATCATCATCAAAATCAATGTCTGCTGCATCCATAACTTCACTGGCCAAATCATGTGATTGATCATAAATTTCTCTTGCATCCATATCTCCTTCATACCATGATTGTTGAAATTTTCCACTATTTGTCAAATCGTCTACTGATTTGTCTAATTGTTTTTGAACATTGGCTTTTTTATTATTGGCTTTTGGTGTTTCTTTTTCTTGACTTTTTGTCGGTTTTTGAGATACAGCTTGTTGAACACTTGCTCGAGTTCTTTCAGCATCCATCTTTGCAGATACACTTGGTTGTTTTTCAAATGATTGTTTTTCTTTAGCGCTTCCCATAAAATATTGTCCACCCTTTGGGCCTGTATGAATTTTCTTTCCTTTGGGAGCAGCTTGCCCTTTCTTTACATAGACTTTACTATCAGCTTCTTTTAATAAAGACCTGTAATAATCTTTAAATTTTACTTTCTTCATTTTGCTATCTCCACAATATCAAACAATTTTGTATTAATTTTTTTATATTCTCCACCATTTGTCACTAATATACAGTTGCCATAATTTTCCCAAGGAATTGAGAAGTTTTTATCCAACTTTCCGTCATTCAAAACTTGAATCAAATAATTCAATGCATTAATTGTGTATAAAGTGTTTGTGTGTTTTTTTCTGTGAACACCTATTGTGTTTGGGGGTATATTTTCAATGTCAATATTTGCACTTTCATCAATATTATAACTACAAACTAATTCTTTTTCATCCTCTTTATTCTGCAAGACAAAAATTCTATCAAATAAAATTGTATATGTTTTCTTAATATTCTCTATTGTGTCATTTAGTTTATTAGTTGTTGTGAATGTTATCAATAACTGTGAATCATTCATTTATTTTCTCCTGCTTGCTACCATATTTTTTGTCCTGTTCAGCTTGGAGCCATAGATTTCTAACAAAAACTTTGATTGTTGGATCTGTCCAATTGTGTTCTCTAAGCACTTGTATCAATACGCTAATATGCGACTCATTTGTGAAGTCAGGACATCCATCTTCTATCCTATCGCACAATTTATCTAATATTTCATTTAAGTTAATATTTGCTGTTCTTGAATGTGTATTCATTTCTATCTCCAATATATGTATAAATATTCAAACTTATGAAAGTTTATGCATTTCTTGATAATTCGTACCATACGAAACAGATACTGGAAACTTATTGTCTTGCTGCAGAATGTTGACTATTTTGTCAATCAAGGGACTTCCTTCACTTATTTTGAAGTCTATTAAAATTGAATCATAGATATATAATATCACTTTTGTTTCATAATTCTTAATTTGTTCAAACAGTTCATTCAATATTATCATATGACTTTCTGTCTCCATTGCTTGCATATAATAATTAAATAATTTGTGAGGGGTTATTTTTTTCATTGAGCCTGTATAAATTTTTCTTTTAAAATAATGTGTCTCAATATATCCCTGACTAGAATGTAAATCATATAATTTGAAAATAAAATCTTGTATCTTTTTATAAAATATAATATTCAAAAATTCATCAGGTATTCCACCATATATTACATTGAATGAAAGTTGTTTAGCAGATTGATATTCTTCTTCTGTTAATTCTGTTTTATTAAAATATTGCTTTCCCAAAAACAAATATGGGTGCTCAGGAAATGTTTCACCTATCAAGTCTGCCATTAAATAAAAATGGCAAGCATCATAATCTATTAACAATAGCATTCCGTCTTCACCGAATCTGCTAACAAATCTTTTGCGACTCCCATCATCTTTGTTCATTCCAATAAAATTAAATCCTCGATATGTGCAAGAGGGACGACTTGTGACGGTATAGGGATTATATTTAGAAAATGCAAAACCATCAGAAACAAATTCTTTCTTAGATAACCCATTGCCGACCTTAATTAAACCTGCTTCTATATTATAGAGTGTGTCTAGCACAACACTATTCATTTCAAGATAGGTCGTAGAACCCATATTGTGTGAGATTTGCATTGCTTTCAACATCTTGTTTTTGTTGTCTTCTAAAAATTCTATGTGCTTTGTCACAGGTATTATGAGATTAGTTTCGGGCTTTCTATAAAATTTTCGATATATAAATGTATGAGCTGGTGTATATTCTTCTAATTCAAGTGTTGATTTGCTATTGTCTATATAATCTAACATTTGAACATCTAACCAATTGTCTCCTAATTGGCGATTTAAAAAATGTTGCATATCTCTTTTATCAATGACAATTTTTTTGACATTTGATGATATTATTTTAATAAAAATTTCAGCTGAAAAATCTGTGTCATTGCCCAATTTTGTTATGCAGTCAGGATGATCAAAAGGTAAAATATAAGATGCGTCTTTTTTTATGAAATGAAAATATAGTAATGAAATTTTGACTTTCATTGCAGGATGAGTTCTATTGTTAGAAAACACAGGAATAAATATAAAATCTTGTTGATTAACTAATTCACATAACTCACTGTATTGTTCTTGAGATTCGACTATAACCATTTATAATAAATATCATTGCAATTTTGCAAATTCAAGTAATTTATTTTGCAATAGCTCTCTTATTCCTGACATTTTTTTATCAGCTTCTACAATAATATTAAAATTTGTGCTTGTGATTTCTTGAGCACCACCTGTTATTTTCCACTCTATGTCTAGTTTTATGTAAAATGGTTCATTTTTAAATTTGTTAAATTGTGCTTTTTCAACTTCAACAATCTTGGCAAAAACATTATTTACCTGCCTTAAAAAATATCTAGTAAAGTGTCCAATATCATAATCTTCTTTTTTAACTTTAGGCTTTTTCTCTTTTGCAAATTCTAATTTCTTAGGGTTCATTAATCTTTCATAAATTACTTTATCAATATTTTTATCTATTGGTGTTGCCATTATGCGTTCTCATATTCTTCTGCTGCTTTTAATACCTTGCTTACATAATAGGGATTTTTAGCATCTACAGGCAAACCTGCTCTTACCAAATTACCTACATTTCCTTCACCTTGATTGTATGCAGCAATTGTCCCTTTTAATAATTCATCACCCGATAATCCCACACTCTGCAAATAAGTTTTTTTCCCATCCAAAATAGTTGTTGCCAGAGAAGTTGCTCCTTGTGGAGATTTCCATTCACCTGCATCTAATCTACTATTAATATCAGGACCATTTGCTCTATCATTTATTTGGAAAAATGAATATGAATATCCCTTGCCGTCTGGGTTGAATATTCTTTCACAGTTTGTCTTTGCATCTAAAGTGGTGTCAATTTCACCGCTTGCCTCAGCATACATTATTCCTGCCAATACAGCATCAGAATATATTTTACCTGAAGCTTTTGCAACTAAAATACTTCCCATATTATTTTTTATCCACTTAAGAATTTCTTTTTTAGGAGTTCCAGAATATCTCTTTTGTTGTAAATCAGCAACTTGAGTTCCTTTAGTCGTTGTAGTTGTATTTTCTGTAAATTTACTATTTTTACCATTTAAATTAAATATTCTTAACATAGCTCTTACAGTAGTTGTCCAATAATTTCCACTAATAGCCTGATCAACACCACTTATTTGAAATACAGAATTTTTCTTATACATATCTGGAACAGCATCAATTCGAAATACATCGCCAATTCTTAATCCACTGACCCCCTCAATTGTAAATGATAATTCTGCAGGTAGCACAATTTCTTGCTTACTATTATTTTCTCCCTGTGAGTATGTAAGTTTTTTCATTGCCACAACTAAATCATTTTCATTTGCTTGCTTTTTCCAATGAATACTCGGTAATAGAGCACGTCTCATTTCAATTGAAAATCCCCTATTGGGACTATCAGCATCCCAATATAATGGATCTGGAGTGGTTGGATCTTGCAAATCTAATGTTGATGGTTTGGAGTCATCAGAATTATTTAGACCATCAGGAACAACAGGTTGTTTGTATTCTGTTTGTAAGAAAAAATCTTTATATTTTGTATCAGTCCATAAATTTAAAAAACTATCATTGTCTGAATTTAATTTAACTGGATCATTGTCATTTGCATTCATGCCATACATAGTTGTCATTTTAACTGAATCGGGCATTTTGGTTGAAAAATCTATACTTTTCATAAAACCCTGTCCACCAAATGCTTTTATATGATAAAGTTTTTCTCCTCCTTCATCTTTAAGGGCATCAACCATTTTTTCATCATAATAATTTTCATCAACAACGCACATTTCTTGAGTTCGTTCTTTAATCTTTAATTTAAGATTCCAAAATTGAACACAGTTTGAATTTATAAGATTTAATATTGTAGTTAAAGCATCAGTCAGTGAATCTGATGTTTCAAATGCTTGAATGACTTCTGCTAAATTTACATAAATATGTCTAACATATCCCACATAATCTTTTGCTTCTTCTGTTCCCTCAACGGTAGGACTATTGAATAATATTCCCCAATTGGTATCGCCACTATTGTTTATAAAACAAACACCCAAATTTGTTGAACGTAAATATTTATTATTACTTATTTTTAATGAATTAACATTTGTTCTATAAAACTGATCATAACTTTGTCCCTTTAATTCTGTTCTATAAGATTTTGTAATTGCTTGCTTTTCTTGAGCAGTCATTTGTCTTCCATTTTGAGTTGGCTGTTTAGGTTTTGTTTCTTGACTGCTAATTCTAAAAATTTGTCCCCCACTTTCATTAGAAAACTTGGCCCCTAAATGTGCATTAACTATGATGTCTTCAATAAAACCCCAAGTGACAAATGTTTTTGCCCTTCCCTTTTCATCCAATTCTTTAATTTCACTCAATGGCTTTATGCTTGTTGATGTGTTTGAGCCCCCACCTTTTGTTCCACCCCAATAACTACCACCTGAAGGATCATAATTTTTACTTTCCATTTTGTCAGCAAAAACATGAACATCTCTAGGTCTTCCGGACTCACCAAGATTTGCATATTGCAAAACAACTCTATTGATATCATTGTCTATAAATTGTTTTATGACTCTTTTATATTTATCATCACTTTTGTTTTCTTTTACTGTTATTTGACCCAAGGCGCCTGCTGCCTCAATTGTAATAGGCTTTAGTTCTAATTGATGAACCAAATTTAAGCCATACATAAGAGCACCTTGATTTGTCACATCTGTAGTGCAATCAAATCCACCGTCATCTCTTAATGTGATATCAAAATTAGTTATTATTCCTAAACACCCATCATAATTTCCACCACTCAAAAGTGATTTGTTGTAAAATAATTGCCATTGATTATTTTTAAATGCATTGAGTTTATCAAAATCATCTTTTTGTAATGCAAATAAATCTCCATCTTGAAGCCATCCCCATTCTAATAAAATTGAACGACCCGGTGTTAGAAAATATGGGCCATATTCATTCAATTGTTCTTTAGAATTTAGTTGCCATGTTATTGTTGCAACTCTAACTCCACCATATTTACTTTTATAATCTACTTTTAAACCCGTGACACCCGGTCTAAATCTATAAGAATCAGAATTATACACATCTTTGAATCCAAATGAAGTTTGCTTTTCATTATTTATTTTTAAGATGCCCTCCATACTTATAAAGCCAGCATCTGGCTTATCTACTTGTTGAACACCGCTTGTAACTCTAGTCCAAGCAGTCATCGGTCTTATACGAGATTCAGGAGTTGCTTTTTTGGCAAGCTCTTTTCTTATAACCGGTTCAATAAAAGTGGTGTAGGGAAATCCCTCATAACTATCTATTTGTTGTTGATCTATGTCTTGTGCCATTATTTATTCAAATGTTAAAATAAAGTATCCGGGTTTTTGTGATGCATTCAAAGAATATTTACCAATATTTGCTTTATCTAAAATATCAATAATTTGTCCATACCATTTTCTATTATTTGTTGATGGAGCAACTATACTAGCATCATTCTGACCCGCATAATATCTGAACCCAGATTTGTTATTAAATATATCAGCTACTTTTTTAGATCTATCGCTGGGAATGCTCTCTGTTATTTTTTTTCCCTTTTGTGAATTACTCAATTTCTTAAAATAACTTTTCAAATCATACAAACTAAATGTGCTGTGATAAGGATATTGTAGCATAGAACCATAATCTTCCATTTGACTTTGAGTCAGATTTGGATAGTTTTGTTTTATTGCATCGAACCTTATTTTGTGCAATACTTTATGCTTATTTTTATCTGCCCAAGATTTTATGTCATTATAATCTTTAAAGGGTTCTTTTACTTCAAGCAATTGATTTATTTCTTTTCTAATTATTTCACGAAGTTTTGTCATTTTTAACTCCTTAACTATTTAATGTTTCTAATTTTGATATTATTTCTCCCAAACGTGCTCTGTTTGGAATACATAACTGTGTTCCCGGTATGACAAAAATACTCCCCTGAATATTGTTGCATATTGCTATTACCCAATATAATTCTACATCACTATAATAATCAAATGCCAATATATCTAATCGAGTTTCTCTATCAGCTATAATATAAGTGTCATTATCAGTTTTCTCTATCTCTGGATAGAAAGTGGAACTGTAATATCTTTTTCCTATATCTGTTTTGAATACTTTAGTGTGAATGTATCTGTCTTTAGCCATTTATTCCACCTAATCCCCCTGGTAATGCTCCTTGTGCTCTTTTTTCTTTTTGTGTTTTTTCTTCTTTTAAAATATCAAATCCTTTTGCGCCCTGATTAAAATGTTTAATTTTAGTCTGTGGTGTTGAAATACCATACATATATGTAAATGAAATATTCAAACTTACAACTTGTGGTAATTGATATCCATCTTCAATATCCCACATACTGTTTTCATCTGGGGTTACAGTGACTTGACTAAAAAATCCATAAATATCATTATATAAATCACCCAAGGTCAACTGAACAATTGGACCCCTCATCGCATTATCATCTTTGTATTCAGTTGGATAACAAAGTCCAACCATTCTATTTATTTTTCTCCATTGAGGAACAACTTCATCTTTACTTTGTGCATATACTACAATATTAAAAGAAAGTTCTCTTGTTGTATTACTATAAGTATAGAAGGAATCAGCTCTCCCTAAATATGTTGCATCACTCCAATTTGGATTAATTGTATCGGAAATTCCTGACAGTGTTGCTCTAAATATAATTGCTTCTTTATTAAATATATCATAAATTCTAAACTTAATTATATCTTGCAATTCATCAGTATAATCATCACCCACATCTAACATATTAATTTTATCTAAATATTCATCTGTTCCAAAATCTTTACTTTCATTTACATTAAATTGTGGAAATCCTAATCTATTTATTTTAGCTCTTATATCTGGCTGATTAGAATAATATTTTTCTGGTTCTGTGCTTGCAACTTCTTTTCCTAAATGAGAATGATATAATTTTACATTGTCTGCATTTCCTTTATTAATAGTATTAGAAATTCCTGCTGGAAGTGCTGGTATTGCCCCTTGTGGAATTGGGGGATTTATTGACTGTGGTGGAGAAAAATAATTGGGATTGTAATAGCTTGAATAATTTCCTGCACTCTTCCAATTTGTCCATATTTGTTCTAATGTTTCACCATACTGCTCTCTTATTCTAGTATAATTCATTAAGCCATTTGCATATCCAATATACTTATCATATGTGAAATAATCTCCTAATCTATCTGACCATTTTGGCTTTGTCATATCGATCCAAGCAACTGGTTTGGTATATTTAATTCCCTGTGCTGCTAAAACTGCAATTTCTGCTGCATTCAAACCCTGATTTACAAATTGATCATATGTATTCAATGGATTAAGTTGCCCTGTTGCAGCTAAATTTTGAACTGCTGGAATTATAAAATTCTGAGCAGAATTAATTATAGTATTCAATAATAAATCTGGTGTTGTTCCTGAGCTTGCAGGACTTATTATTGGGGGATTTGTTGCTAAAAATATAGAAGGCGGAACAGTTTGAAATTCCATTCTACTACTTGGAATATGTAAAAAATTGGGTGATGGTAGAAATCCATTAATAGTGCTTTCTATAAATGAATTTCTTAAAACCATATTTGCAGTATGAACTGCTAAAGATGCAATACCACCTCTTGTTGCGCCCGGAACAAGAGCACTTAATCCTGATTGTAAAATTTGTGTAGCACTATTTGTTCCTAATAAATATCCACCTGCAGTTGCAATCATTGCAGTATATCCATATTCTTTGTAATACTGGTTCAATAAATTTGGGCCGTTTGGCACTGAATATTGAGGATCATAATTTGCATATTTGTCCAACATAGTTGTTTTATCAAATATTGTATCATAGGGTGGAGTTTGTAATGACAGAATTGGAGTTTTATCAAACTCTGTATCTAATCTGTTTTTTGATTGCTTATATTTTTCTAATAGTTTGCTCATAATTTTCTCTTAAGTCAGTTTGCTTGTAGAAGTATTTCTAGCAATATTTTCATTGACTTTTCGACCGTCAAGATATACATTTATATTTTTAACTGCAGCAATTACTTCATCTAATTTTTTATTAACCTTTTCATTGCTTTCTGTTATAACATTTCCTATTCCACCAATATTTGCAGCTACATCAACTGTTCCTTCAATTCCTGATGTTGAAATTTCAGGAATACCAGTAAATTGTCTTAATGCACTTGCTGTTAGCATTAAACCTGGGCCAATTGCAGCTAATCTTTCTAACTGATCAATTGGACTATTTCCCAAAATACCTGAGAACATTGTTGCAAATGAACCTGCTGTACTAACTGCAATAAATGCTGCAAATGCGCCTGTTAATGCATAAATTGCAACCGCCGTCATTGCTAACCCCGAGCCCAATCCTGCAAGTTTCATAAATGAATCTGCAACCGCTGTAATTACTTTTGTAATTGCATCACCAACTACAGTCACTATAACTGAGATTCCTTTTAATAATACATCAACCATTGGAACAAATTGATTTATTGCTGCACCCAACAGCCAAAGTGCTCCTGCCAAAACACCAATTGTGAGTGCACCTAATAACATTGCTGGTGATGCACTACCAAGTGCTAATGCAACTGTTGATAGAACAATTAGACCAATTGTTGCTGCAATTAAAGCTTTGGTAATATCTTTAACTTTATCAATTTCTTGTAATGCTTTTCCAAACACCCATAAAGCACCACTTATTATTAACAGAGATGCTGCTGCTTTCAACATCGAGGTTGGATTTATTTTACTTCCTATTCCACCTGCTGCACCGGCTGCCTTTCCACCAAGATTAGGAGAGAACATTGTAGGTTTACCCTTGCCCATCATGCTAAAAACTTTTTTAAGGAGTCCCGTTTTTGATGAAACAAGTAATATTCCTGCACTCCATCCGGCAATATTAGCAGTCACTTCTTTAGTTGCTGGGCCCAATTCATTAAATGCATCTGAAATCCAGCCAATAACTGTTGCTATTTGTTTGACAACTGGCTGGATGGCATGTATTACTGGTAATACAATTTTTCCTAAAGAAGCACCGATTGCCATAAATGAGTTTTTCAAATCTGTGACAGTAGAATTTATTTGTTCTAAATCTTTTTGCTGAGCATCATATTGTATTCTTTGTTGAGGCGTCAAATCATTTAATTTCTTTTGTAATGACAACGATTCTTGTAATTTAGAAACAGTCAATCCAGTAGCTTCAGCAATTGCTTTCTTTTGAATATAGTTCATATTATTGAAGCTTTCCAATGAACCAACTTGCCTTAATATTTCTTGAGCTGCTCCATCAATATCTCCTTGAAATACTTTTTGTCTTGCTGCATTAAAATTAATCTGTCGTCCTAATAAAATTGATGCTTCTAATTCTTTTTCAACTGAAGATTCCCAATCCATAGCACTATCAATGATGGAACCGACATCTTCCATTTCTAATCCTAATTTTCTTGCATTGACTGCTGTTTTAATAATCTGTTCAACACTAGCACCCATATATGTTGAAATTAATTCAGAACTTCCTGCTATGTCATTGAACACATCAACAGGAGCAATGCCTGCTGCATGCGATAGTTGAGAAGTTGTATCAATCCAATAATCAAGATTATTTTTATTTACACCTTTCATTGCCAAAAATGTTTCTAAAACTTGTGCTGCATTCTCATTAGAAACACCTAATTTAGCTTCCATTAAAGCAACTGTTTTAATTAACTTTGGTGATAACACTTGTATATTTTGAAATGTAGAATATAATGCTGCAGCCGCATTGTATGTATCTTCTACAGATACACCATATTTTCTCATTGATAAAGCTGCTGATTCAATTTGTGGCGTTAATTGCTTTGTCAATGCTAATGTCAATCCAGTAGAACGTCTAAAATCTTCACCAGCAGCTTCTAAATCAACAAACATCTTTATTAATAAAACAATACCAATTAAAGCAATAGTCCATGGATTGAACAACAACATTTTAGCAAATTGCATATATGTTCCTACAATACCCTTGATTGCAGTTTGAAATGCTGGAATTGTGCTGACTCCCATGTCAATACTTTTTGAGAGAGCTCCTCCTACATTTTTCATTATATCTTCTTTTATTTTATCTAATCCCAATGCTGTCTTGAAATATTTTCCACCGGGTATTTTATCAAAAAATGCAAATGCACCATCAACCATATCCTCAATAGAATCTCTTGCTGCTGTTAATTGATCATTTATTGCTACAACTTTTTGCAATTCTTGTTGTTTAAGTGCAATAACACCCCTCATTAATTCAAGATTTTCTCTAGCTCTTTTAGTTGCTGTTGTTTTTAATATACCTTCTTTAATGCCCTTGTCAATCATTGTTTGAGATAAATCAACAATATCTTTTAAGTTTTCTTTAGCTTCTTCTAAAGCATCTGAAAACTGCAATGTTCCCACTTGTGATTGAACATCTTGCCATATTTTAATAGCTTCTTTTTGTTGATTTTCTAATGATGAAAAAATTCTAGATTTTTGTAATTGACGAACCATCTCTCTTTGCTCAGTCATAAAAGATTTAATTCTATTTCTATAACCTTTCAATGCTTGCTCACCAAATTTTTGAGTATTCTTATTGATATATGTGTCTAAATATTTGAATTGCTTCTTAATCAGATTTATATCTATTAATCCAGTTCCAATTTCTTTACTCATGCTTTCAACTGTCTTAGATACTTCTTTTTTCATCTTAGCCAATTGTTGAGAAAATGATCTCAAGTCATCAGCAGGATTAATATTATTTTCTGGATCTTTTCGTAATTCTGGTGGCATTTAAATTATAAATTATAAAATGGAAAGTCTTCTGGTTTATGACCAGCTTTTGCTAAATCTTTTTTCACATCTGGTTTGTTTAAAAAATCTTTGTAGTTTTGAACTGCTTTTTTAAAATCATTTGAAGCCTTAATAACGTCTCTTCTACCTACCGGATCTATCAAGCTATCTATTTGCTTTGCTTTTCCAGCAAGAACAAGGTTGACAATACCTGAAATAAAATTTGTTATTATTCCTTCATTTATTGTTGGTTTTTTGCTTAATTTATTGATTTCTTCTTTAATCAATAATCGCAGATCTGATTTTTTCATTTATATCTCCAAAGGCTTGTTTACATTAGTGGCTTTTATTAATATAAATATAAAGATATAGAAAATTAGGGTTTTCTTGGTGTTCTTTTTCTTACTTGTGGTATATTGGGAGTATGCACTTTGCCTCCCTTTGCTGTAGATTGTTTATTCGATTGTTGTTTTTCATCTTCTTTTTTTCTAGCCAAATATTTCAAATAGAATCTTCTTCTAAATGAGGGCATAGAATACACTTCATCATGCCCAAACCCTCCGTTTGAGTGATACACTAAGTCAAAAATCTCTGCCCACAACTTAGGTCTATAATCTGCTGGTAGGCCAAAAAAAGTTAATGTCCATTGGGAGAGTAATAAACTGTTCATGACCGCATTCTGAACATAAAAAATTAACACTAGTATCAATCCCTGGAGTTATTTTTGCCAAATGTTCCCTAAATGCTTTTGAGTCAACAGAAGGCATTTCATCTGAAACTTTTCTAAAGATTTTTTGTTGTGAAGCTTCACCATCATAACTTGTTATAACATATGACAATCTAGTTGTAATTTCTTGATCTATGTCAGACTTAAATCCTTTTTTCAATCTCTTGATGTGGGTGTTAATGTCATTCTCATCTTTGACTGTTAAGAATCTAAACTTAACTACAATGCCAGCTTTTGGTAATGTATATGAAAATTCTGTTTCGCCTTTTGCAAATTGTTCCAAGTCGATTTCTTTTGATTCTAAATCACTTAAATTATACTTGCAATCATTTGAAGCATTACAATTTGGGCACTTAACTTGAACTTCATATTCATCACCATATAACAAAATACGTGATGCAATTAAAAGACCATTTTTATCACCTAACAACAATTCATCATAGTCAATTTTGTCAACTACAATTGATTTTAAAAATTCATCAATAACAATTCCTTTGTTAATTAAATTTTTAGATGTTAAAATGTCTTCATGTTTTGCCGTTGGATATCTTAATGATAATTTTCCTGATGACAATGGGCTCATTTCTGAGTAAAAATATCCTTCACTTGGAAGTGTTACGACTTCAACAGGATATTTTTCTTTGACCACTTCTGGTGGTTTTATGTTTATTTCTGCCATTTTATGACCTTCCTTATTGTGTGAGGTTTTATAACAATTATTTAAAATTTATTTCATTTTGTGAATGTAATATTCCCATGCTTGTTGAACTGGTTTTGGTAATTCTTTAAATGATTTTCCCATAATTTTATCTCTTTTAGTCGTTATATTCCATGGGAAACCTAAGCCTTTGAATTTTTTAAAGAAATGATTTTTTTCATCTTCAGAATCTTGATCATCCCAATATCCTTCAGCATATTTTATACTAGATGCATTACTTTTGTGCAGTTCTGGCACATCTTCTTTTAAAACAGACTCATTTTTAAATTTATTTTTATTTAAAAAATCTGCTTTGCTAATAATATAAATATTTTTTGTAGGTGTTTCTATATAAACTTTGTTCCCATCAATTTTTTGAACCTTGCCAACTACTTCTGTAAAATCAATCCCTCTGCCGGGAGCCTCAGCTCGTATTTTCTTAAAAGCTTTGAATGTGTTTCCGATAAAATTTTCTTCTTTTAAAGTTTTCCTAATTTCTTCTTTAATAACATTTCTTAATAATTTTTCTTGATGATCATTGAGCCCAAGACCCGATCCCCTTAAAAATACATTAGCAATATATTGCATAGCTCTTTTGACATCATTGCCGTATTTTTGAAGTGTTAAAAAGATTTCATCTTTCTTTTGAGGGCTAATGTGTGCATGTTCTTTTTCAATAATATTGTTTATGAACTCAATAACTTTATTTACATCATAATCTTTATATAAAGGTGCTGTTCCAAATGATGCCCATAATTCTTCATGATGTTTTTTAAAGGCGCTAACAAGCGCCTTTTTATCTGTCAAATCTATTCTTTTAGGTTTGGGCATTTTATTTGAAAATTTTATTTATTTTATAGATAAGAAATTCTTTTATTTCATCGCCTTCAAAATCATCACCAAGAGAACTATTAATTTTCATTGCTGAGCTAATAAAATTTTTCAAGGCAGTTGAATCTACAAGTCCTTCCATTCGTCTCACCCAAGATTCATTAAACTCTTTCAATAGTTCTTCTTTTACTATTTTTCTTAAATCAGATTTCTTCAATTTTATCACCAATTAAAATTCAAGAACTGCATAATCATAAGTAATAGTGACTGTCATTTCAACTGGATCAGCTGTTCCCCAATCAAGATTACCTCCACCAATTGCACTTACAAATGCGCCCTTTAATTTCCATTCTTCAACAATATCACCAACAGGGCCTAACATATTTAATATCACTTCTTTCTTATAAAAGTCGGCATAACCAGCTCTACCTGTGACTGATTCATAGCATAATCTTACCCATTCCATAACTGCCTGTGCACCACTTGGGTTGATTGGTTGATACAGAGTCAACTCCACATCTTGCCATTCAGGTTTACCTGCCAGTTTTCTTTTCATGTTTATATGCTCTAAGGTTATCGGATTTAGATTAATAGTTGGTTTTCCTGTGCTTTTAACTAAATACGATGGAAGACCATTGATATACATAATAAATCTATTCTGAACTTGTGGTTCAAATTCGGTAAAATGCATTTCTTCTGGTTCTAATATTCTTGCCATTCAATTTCTCCTAAATTTCAATTTGCCCATTTAATAATAAATATATAAATTATTGTTTTTTTATCCCTTGCCCCGTTATTACGCCGTTTTAGGGTCATAAACTACCTGTTCATCAAAACCGATTTTTTCTAATTCTGGATGCTTTTTCATAAATTTATCAAACCACTTTGAATCTTTGCTTGCTTGTTGCATTTCCCCATAATCTTCAGGAGCAGAATTTGCAAATGTTTGTTGAATAAAAAGCGCTTCCTCAAGATCTTTTTCATTTATTTTGGGGAATGCTTTTGTAAGATAATCTAACTTTGCATCTGCGCCGTAATTGCCACTCTTCTTTGATACATCTTCATATTCTTTCTTTATTGCTTCGGGAGCTTTTGATTTAGGTGTTGATTTATCTGCTGCTGTTTTCATTTTCATAAAAATTTGGTTGGCAAGACGTAAATCGCCTACATCTTGAGCTTTTTTATATCTATTTACTAGTTTTGGATCTGGTGATGTAATGCCATAGTCTTTAAAAAATTTGGGAGAAGTATCATTAGTTGAAGTGTCATTTTTTTGAGATGCA